AACTATTTTGAGGGTGGAAAAAAGAGGATAGGCACCAGGATCTTAGAGGCACTGGATAGAGATCATGCAATTATGATAATGGCCATGTGGCCCAAACTAATACTAAAAATTGAAACGCTATGAAAAAACTAATTAAATACATTTATTTACGCTTAATTACATATACTTATGGAAACCTTGATTGATAGAATCCACCAAATAATTGAAATAGAAAACCTCCGAGAACGAACAAAGAAACCAACTAAAGTACACAGGAGATGGTTTATATTTGCTTACCTGCGAAAAAACAATTATGTTCTCCGTGAAATTGCAGAACTCTTTGGAATGAATCACGCTACCATTATACACGGAATCACACAGGCTGCATTATTTGAACGAGCAAAAGACGAAATGTACCTAATAGATACGATTGATTTATTCGAAGAGTTTAACAACACTACGATTAAAATAAAGGAGCGTAATTTAGTAGATGACATATTAGAAAGTAAAAACTACCACGATTTGGCTAAAATTAAAAAGCGTTTACAAAACAATGTTTATAAAAATTAAGATTATGAGTGGATGGATAAAAATACATAGGCAGATTTTAGAATGGGAATGGTACTCAGATACAAATACCTTTCGTGTTTTTTTACACCTGCTGCTTAAAGCAAACCATAAAGAAAAAAAATATAGAGGAATGGATTTAAAAGTTGGAACGATAATAACGTCAAGGGATATTTTAGCACTTGAAACAGGTCTTAGTGTAAGACAAGTACGAACTTCTTTAGACAAGCTAAAAACGACCAACGAAGTGACCATCAAAACAAGTTCACAAGGTACTATAATTGAGGTAGTTAACTACGCTAAATATCAACTAACGACCAACGAAACGACCAACGAGCGACCAACAAACGACCAACAAACGACCACTAACAAGAATGTAAAGAAAGAAAAGAATGAAAGAAGTATATTTATAGAACCTACTTATAATGATATTCTTGAGTATTGTATAGAACGAAAAAACGGAATTGATGTAAACAAATTTTTAAATTTTTATTCGGCTAAAGGTTGGATGGTTGGTAAGAATAAAATGATAGATTGGAGAGCTTGTGTTAGAACTTGGGAAAAACCAATTGAAATAAAAGAAGTAAACGAACCTAATAAATGGAAAGCACCATGGAGTTAAATGGATTTAAAATAACAGAAGCTGGTGATGTAATTACCGAACTATTTAAATATAGAGATACATACAATCAAAAAGGAAAGTATTTAGGCTTTGCTAAATTACACGAACATTATTCAATGAGCCTAGGAAACTGCACCGATTGGACAGGCTTTCCAATGTCGGGAAAGACACAGGTGTTAATGGAGTGCTTAATGAACACGTCTAAGTTTTATGGATGGAAGCACTTAGTTTACTTCCCCGATGTTGGTTCTAATGTCGAAATCATAGCAGATTTAATCAATAAAAAGACAGGTAAGAGTTTTAACCCATTAGACAGAAATGCCATACAAGATAGAGAAATTACACAGGCGATAGATTGGGTCTTAAACCACTTTAAAGTATTGACAAGAGAAGACGTAAAAGCGAAACTTACACCTGTGCAGTTTTGGGATATGGCGGTTGAAATAAAAAAACACGGAAAATTACATACGGCTTCTATTGATAGTTGGAAGGATTTAAATCACCCTTATAATGATTTTGGCGGATATGCTCAATACTTGGAATACGTTTTACCTTATAGGAATCAAATAGCAGAGGACAATGATTTACATTTGCATACGATTATACATCCAAAATTAACCGAGAAGGAAAACGGAAAACGAAACCCGCCTGTGCCTTATGATTTAAAAGGAGGAAGTGAGTGGTTTAATTCTGGTAAATGCATGATAACAGTACATAGACAAGATCCTACTTTTAATCTAGCTGAAATCCACTTTAATAAAATTAAGCCAAGAAGCAACGGAAATATTGGAATGGTAGAAATTTGGTTTGATAAGGAAAGGCTAAGCTATTTTGAGCAAAGCAATCCTGCACCAAATGTATACCAAAAAGCATATGCAACTAAACAAATAATAAATCAATAAATGGAACTAGAACTATTAAAAGCAAGGGCGATTTTACACAAAACTTTACTAAAGTTAAAAGTAAGCCGTGAAGAAATCGAAGAAAAAAACGAACACAGAAAAGACTTAATTAATTCTATGCTTGAAAGCGAATCTGAACTAAGTGAGGTCTTAACTACTTTTATAATTTTAGAAAAACAAGCTCGAGAATTTTCACAAAGTGCTTACAGGCTAGAGCGTCTAAATTTGAATTTAAAAGTTGAAAATAAACAATTACAGAATGAACTTGAATCTAATAATTTTTAATATGAAAAAATATAAAATACTTAATTTATATGCTTGTCTAGGTGGTAATCGTTATAAATGGGATGAAGTTACAGACAACTTAGAAATAACAGCAGTAGAGTTAGACCCTGAAGCAGCACGTTTATACCAAGAACGATTCCCGAATGACAAAGTAATAGTTGCAGACGCACACCAATACTTGTTAGACCATTACAAAGAATTTGACTTTATATGGAGTTCGCCACCTTGTCCGAGCCATTCTAGGGCTAGGTATTGGTCTAGTTCAAATTATGAAACAACAACTGAGGCAATTTATCCTGATATGAAATTGTACGAGGAAATTTTATTTTTACAGCATTATTTTAAAACCGGCAAATTTGTAGTTGAAAATGTTATTCCTTATTACGAGCCATTAATAACAGCTAAAAAAAGGGGACGCCATTTATATTGGACTAACTTTAACTTACCAAATGATTTAAATGATAGAAGATTTGCAATTAGCCAGACAAAAGATGAATTAAAAGGTTTATGTGAATTTCATAATTACGATTTTAAAAAATATTTAGGTGAGCAATCCGTTATAAAAATGGCTCGTAACCTGGTAGATTATGAAGCAGGAAAAACTATTTTAGAGATAGCTCTAAATATTTTTAAAAGCAATAATATAAACCAAAAAACTATATTTGATGAGATGTAAAAACTGTAAAGAAGCATTTACTCCTGTAAACTTTAATCAAAAGTATTGCTTTACTCCTGCTTGTGTTGGGGCATGGGTTAATTTTGAAAATAAAAAAAGATGGGACAAAAAGAAAAAAGAAATGAAAGAAAAGCTGCAAACAGTTCAGGAACTGCATAAACTAGCTCAAGTATATTTCAATTCATTTATTCGTAATAGAGATAGAAATAAAGGATGCATCTCTTGCGGGTCTCCATTAGGTAAAAAGTTTGACGCCGGCCATTACTATTCAAGTTCTGGACACAAAGTAATTACTTTTAATGAAGATAACGTACATGGTCAATGTGTTTACTGCAACCAATATCTGCACGGCAATTTGTTAAATTATCAAATGGGTATACAAAAAAGAATTGGAATAGAAAAACTAATTGAGCTACAAGCAAAGGCTCACCAAGAAAAAAAATACACACGAGAGGAGTTAAAAGAAATAATTATAACATATAAAAATAAATTAAAAAAATAGTTGCTATATTAAAATAAAATATTATATTTGTGTATAAATAATTTATTAACCTTTAAAACTAACCAAATGACAACATCTGAATTTATTAATGACTTAGGATCTTCTGACTATGAAAGTTGGATACTAGTACAAAAAGCTCACTTAGAATATGCTTATAATGAAAGCATTGAAGATCAAGGATTCAATAGGAATACGGGATACGTTTATATCGCATTAGAAAATGGAATACAAATAGCATCTTGTTTTGGGCAAAGTGTGGAATACATTAAATACGATGACCGAGCTGAAATAGAACTATTTTTTGACACATACGAAGAAGCATTAAACAATTAATATTAACCAATAAAAACTAACCAATGAAACATTTATTTAAAAGTCTAGCGGAATTTCAACAAGAAGTTCCAACCATTCACAAAGCTACTCAAGGATACGGATACACCTACGCAGATTTACCCAAAATCTTTGAAGTAATTAACCCATTACTTAAAAAGCACGGCTTAGGTTTTACTCAGCTAATCAATGGCACTGAATTAGTTACCATAGTATTCCACGTTGAAAGTGGAGAAAATTTAGAAAGCAATACTACCATTCCACAGGGGGTGCAATTAAAAGGGCAAAATGACTTCCAAGTTTTGGGGAGTGCGATTACCTATTTAAGACGTTATGCATTGAGTTCGATTTTGGGCATTGTTAGCGATAAAGATTTAGACGCAAGTGGTGAGCAAGTTAAGACCGAGGTAAAAAACGAATCAAAGAAAGTTGCTATTGATGATAAAAGACTTGCTAAGGCGATTAAGGCAATAACAGAAGGTGAATATACTACCGATGAGTTACTAAAGACATTTGAATTAACACCTGAACAACTTAAAAACATAGCACAATGAAGATAAGATGCTCCGCCATTGGTAAAATAATGACCTCTCCCAAATTAAAGGGGGAGGTTTTAAGCCAAACTACTAAGACTTACCTGCAAGAATTAGCAATTACAGAAGTTTATGGAATAAGAAAAGAATTTTCTAGCAGGTACACCGACAAAGGTAATGAAGTAGAAGATCTTTCAATTGCTTTGTGCAATGATGTTCTGGATATAGGATTTATATACAAAAACGAGGAACACTTTACAAATGATTGGATAACAGGAACACCTGACGTTAACACGAATGAAATTTTGCTAGATGTTAAAAGCAGTTGGGATGCAACTACGTTTCCTTTTTTCGATACCGAACTAAAAAATAAAGACTATCTTTACCAATTGCATGGATATATGTGGCTAACAGGTAAAGAGGAAAGCTTTTTATGCTATTGTTTGATAGACACGCCATTGCAAATAGTAGAAGACGAAATAAGACGAGAACATTGGAAAGCAAGTTTGATTGAGGAAAATTTAGATTTAAGAGCTTTTGTACAGGCTAAGCACACATTCGGCCACATTCCAAAAGAAAAGCGTTTAAAAGTATTTAAAATAGCAAAAGACGAGCAAATGATAGAAGATATCAAAACACGAATAGAAATATGCAGAGAATATTATAATGAACTAATACAAAAATTATAATCATGTTAAAAAATATTATAGAATGCTATCCGGATGAAGAAATTATAAAAGCAGATGGATTAGATAGTGCAATAATAGGAATTGAAATTAACTCAATGAGATTGATTTACTCATCAAATAAAATAATACAAATATTAATTGCAGAAAATAAAATGGAATTAGAAGATGCATTAGAATTTTATGAGTTTAATATAGCAGGTGCATATATTGGAGATAAAACTCCTATTTATTGCTATGATATAGATCTAAATTAAAAAAACAAATAATAAACTAAAATAAAACAAATGAAAGTAACAGGTAAGATCCACTTTGTTGGAACATTAAGAAAAGTAAACGACAAGTTTAAATCAAAGGATGTCGTAATATTAACAGATGAAAAGTA